AATATGTAAGAAGCTCCTGCTCATCAGCAGTCAACTGTTCCGTTGTTGAGCTTTTTTCTTTACCAAAAAGCAGAACATCAGTAGGTACGTTTAATCTTACTGATAAACGCATAACGATATCGCTATTAGGAGTAGCACCTTTTTTCCAGCCACCAATAACACCTTTTGTACCACCACACTCTAGTACTAATGGTGTTATTTTTATATTTTTTTTATTGCAAATTGCTTTCAAATTGTCATAAAACACTAAATTACCTCCTTTAAAATTGTACAAAAGGACGAAAGTAATTTTAATATTACCGAGTTACTTGACAAGTAATATTAATAGTACTATAATTTATTATAGGGTAACCTCTAGGGCATAGTTACCCCATGATAAAATAAGTTTACCACAAAAAGTGATAAACGTCAATCGAAAAGGAGGGATTTTAATGGAATATTATTCTGAGCGAATAATCAACATAAGCGATCTTGAAAGTAAGATCCGCTCTGCTCGTGCAACTTCCAACCTACTTCTTAAATGTATTCAGAACAAAGAATATTTCAAGGCTGAGAAGTTGGCTAGACAACTTTCTCTGGAAATGCACGAGCTTGACGAATTTGAGCTAATTATTGAAAGGCGTATGGAAATCCTTAATTCTAAGGAATACGACAATTCTGAATTCTTTAATGAATCACCATTAGAAGTGATACATAAAGCTTCTAATCAAGTCCTTCACATACCGAACTTCCTTTCAATGTAAGTATAGCACATCATTAAAAGAAAGTCTATGGAAAAATTTCAACATTTAATTTTAAGGAGTGATTTAAATGAATAAAGCCTTATTTGTAGAAAAAGAGCTCTACTTCCTGCTCCACGCCGCCAACGATAATGTTGACGATACGACTTACTGCGAAGACGACGGCGAAGAGTGGGTACTTGTTACCATGAAAAACGGTCATGTGTATGATATAGGCATTACGGGCGACAATTTGCTGGCTGTTGCTAAAGACGTTATCAGCGTTATGATGTATAAATAAAGGAGGGTTTGATATGAAAAAATTAAGTGATGAAGACAAGGTTACAGTCGTGGCTATAATCATTGCGCTCTGGTGCGTATTTACAAGTGCGGCAGGATATTCGGAACTATGGGAAATACCGCTTTTTGTAATAGTCGGACTGATTTGCTTGCAGCTCATACTGTCACTGATCCGGGATATATACTATGCCAAAAGGAGGGAACGCCTTTATGAACGCAGATATTGGCAAAACCATTAAGCAGCTTAGAGAGCGGCGTGATCTGAATCAGAAGGAGCTGGCTAAGTATGCGGGAATCAGTAACGTGACCGTGTGCAAGATAGAGCAGGGTGTGCTGACGCCCTCACTTAAAACAGCAATAAGTATAGCTAATGTGCT